CATCTTTTCACCTCTTTATAGAATTTATGGTTTCCTATTTTTGCTGTTAAAGTCCCGTACTTCTCCCACCATACAGGCTTTTCTCTATCAGAGTGCCAGTGGTCTGCCCCTTTAACAAGGTTAGAAGTCTCAGAATCGCGCCAAGCCTCAGATGCCTGGTCTACAAGCCAATCACCAACACTTAACAATCTTACTGAGGTACACCCGTAAACACCCTTTAAATGACCCCTATTTCTGATTGCCTCACCTATAGCAACCATACCTATATATCCCTGATCCTCAGCTTCACCAATAATACACCGGATTGCCTGAAGGTCTGTAAAATCAGCCCCCCAAACAACCCCAGAAAAGCCCCACAAATGCTTTCTAATCAACTTTTTTTGTATTCGTGGCATATATCGGATATTTTTAGATTGTGACTTAGAACTAAAACCAGGTACACCAGAAACCGAATTATAAGCAACTTCCCCAATTAAAGGTAGTGTAAGCGTAAAAATAACCGTTAAAAGGGCGGTTATGAAAATATCTGCTATTTTCTTCATTTTTCACTCCTCTTTTTAGATTCCTTAATTTCCTTCATAACCTTTTTAAGCTTATTATCTTCAAGCTTATCAAGACGTTTATAGTAAGGATTCTCAAACGCCCCGCTATGCGCGGAAAGGTCTTTTCCTTCGTGAGCCCTTGTCATTCGAGTATTGTGTTCAACTTCTCTGTCATATTCTGATAGCATATTACCCCCCCCATATAAAAACCCTCACTAGTCGGCATGAAAAGACAACGGCGAATGGTAAGATACGCAGTTCTTCGACCAGTGAGGGTATATAGTTTATTTTTGATTTAACCGTTGTTCTTTTCATGGTCTAAGTTTACCATGAAATAAAAACGGTGTCAAGCCTTATTTTCGATATGAACCGTAAATTTACGGTTTAAAATAGTTTTGGAAGTTTGGCTATTGCTAGTTTTATAAATGAGTATGTGCCTGTATTTTCATGTTCTATTTTATAAATTTCTTTTATTTTTTCCCAATGTTTCTGTAGTTCAGGGTCTTTGGCGACTTTTTTCCCTGCCATAAGGGTTGCTTTTAAACCTTTCTCTGTTTTATTCCGTTTAAACCTTTCAAATCCAGCTACTAAAAACATAAATACAGCTAACCCTGTTTCCCCATAAGGAACGACATCCGCTATCCCTTTCACTAATTCTGTTGGTTCTCTGCTATCCGGTACAGCTACCCCTGATTCGTCATACTGAGGTGGCGCGACGTAATCAATAAGCGAACACCCCGCCATTGTGAAACAAAAAATTGATAAGATTAGAATTAAAGCTGATTTCATATTACCCCCTTATAATGTTAATACGTGACTATAAATAAACACGCTTCCTTCCATTGTCCCGCCATCTGTCCAAAAATGAAGCGTTGTAAATGCCGTTTTATTAACGCTTCCGCTGAAATAATTTTGACCGAATACAGAAGCGTTTTGCTGTCCAAACGACTGACCATTAACAAATCCGCATCTTGAACCGTCCGAGCTTGTATTCCAATCCTGGTGAGTATCTATAACCATATTTCCAGAACAAAAGTCCTTACTACCGCCTGATTCCAACTTATGCCCACCTACTCTAATACCAAGCGGAGAAGATATATTTGACGAAGCAGAAAGTGTGCCACTTAAATTAAACATCTGTAGACTTTCATAGCTTGAAGAATGAGTCGATCCGTTTTGTGTTCTTAAAAATATATTTCCACCGGAAGCCCCGCTCGTTCCAGAGAACTTAAATATTACCTTGAAAATCTTATTCATATCTAATGGAACGCTTGGACTTATTGAAGCGGAAGTAAAAGAAAAAGCTGTTTGTATAGAAACTCCACCCGGACCCATTATGTCCCAATTAACCCCATCATATATAAAAAACTGCTGTGTATCTGTATGGTAGAACATCTGTCCAGCGACTTCGTTCCCTGTGCCTGGTAATACAGCCCCGCGCTGTAGACCGCCGTCTGTCGCGAAACAAACACTTACACGGTCGGAAAAATTGGTTAAACTCCCATGAGGGTTAGTCCCTACATAAGTCTGAAGTGCTATAATTTCATTTTGTAAACGGTTGACATGACCCGCTTGTATATCGTCAACCTCGTCTATCTTATCAGATAAAACTGCTATACTTGTTGGGTAAACTGCTTCGTCTGCCATTTTTTAAACTCCTATAATGCGGCGCTTCTTTGTTGGTCAAGTTGATATTTTAACTGTGAAATTATTTCCGATGTTTTTGGTCTAAGATGATCCAGTTCAACACTAACAGTTAACCCGCCGTTATTAGATAACTTATAATTAACACGATTAACTAAACGTGAAACAATGCCTTGATAAAGAATAGTCCCGTACTTTTTCTGCCCATATTTATGTTTTCTTCCTACTTCTGCAAATAATGTTAACGGCGTTGTTGCTTCCAAAAGAGCGTCATAGTCAACAAGCGTTCCGCTTGCCCTGCGTATAACCTCGCTATTCTCATCTAAATAAGCCGTAGCAAACTGACTAGCAACCGACTCAGTCTTTATGGATGAATTTTGTATAATACTTTCACGTAAGTTATATTTTATCTTACTTGATTCGTTAGAGTACGCGCCGAAAGTAAAATAAGTACCGCCTACCTGAGCACCCTGCACGTAAACTTGATTTATAATCTGTCCGAAATCCTGGTTATCTATAAAATTTATTAAGTTTTTACCGCCTATAAACCTAAACCCTATTGACGTGCTTCTCGCTTTGAAAAAAAACTTCCTATTCCTATCAACTCCCCACTCAATACCGCCGACTGTCTTGGCTATTTTTTCAATACTGTCTAAAGCGTTATCATTGAATTGTACCGAGTCGAACGTAAATGATGTTGCTTCAATATCTGAAGCGTCATAAGTAACATCTGTATTGGGAACTACATAATTATCTAAAATATCTTTAACGATAACAGAAGCCTCTTGCGACGTATACGGTACATTATTAAGATAAATTCTTTTTAGCTGTATAACATAACCATGACCAGAAACAGGAATACGCTCAGAGTTTCCTTCAAAAGAAGGTTGCTTATTCTCAATTAACCCTTGAAACCTTAATATATGGCTTTGAGTGTCTCTATCTCTGCGGTAAATGCGTATATTTGATTCACCTGTAAGCGCGCGCTCACCGAATCTTTTCCTTGGGAGCATAAAATTAAAGTTACCGCACCCGCCTACAGACGAGTATGACCATGACACATCAAGCGCCTCGCTATCTAAAACCTCTTTTAACTTAAATGTTTTATCTCTTAACTCTATCCTGAAATCCACTTAGATAAACCTCTCAAAGTAATCTATGTTAATTTCACAATTCTGCCCGCTGAACCTAAAGTAATTCGTTCCCCTAACAAGTTTTAAAAAATCCGAAGTCCCGAAGTTTACTAAATCGCTGACAGAACTATTTAAAACGGTTCCTTCGGAACAATCAATATTTAACGCGACGCCGGAAGGTACCGTTCCAGAATAAATAATTCCCTGACCTGTCGTTAAATTCTGAAGAAAACAAGTGCTTATCGTCTGTCCTTGACTCGCTATGAAAGATATAATCGGCTTTGATTCAGCGGTTCCACCGTAGTTAAAGCTAAATTCAGAAACGGTACTAGATATAACGGCTCTATTTCTATACCTTCCAATGCTTCGCGTCACCGACGAAGGGTTGGACATTACCATAGTGAAGTTAATATAACTTAACGTTCTTACATAATTCCAGTTCAATGATTTTAAGAAAACCTCGCTTACCCTATCGTTATATAAATAAACATTTCGTTTTTCTTTCTCATCCCATGCTAAAATTGACTTCATAAGATTATCAAAGTTATCTCTCGCACTTATAGCATCTGATCCTACAATACTTCCTTGAAGCCTTATGTTACGCGTTGATAACCTAGTCTCAGGTATAAACGTTCCTTGATTTTGGCTTATGTCAAATTCATCTTGCTTTAATGCAAGCGCGGGTGTCCACCCTGATATAGCTGTATCTCCGTTAGATAAATTAGTGAATAAATCCTCGCCTTGACATAATACCGCAGAATCGAAATAAGCTTGTACCCCTGTAGGACAGAACAAATCAACTCTAAGATAAGCATTATTCCAATCCAATTTCATGTGAGGGGTAGTAACCTCAGCAAACGCCCCGCTACCGTCCAAATGATATGTAACCTCAGCAACCCCGTCACTTAATTTTATATAAGGCGCAGTTGATGAACTCATAGCATAACATCCAAAAGTAAAAGTTCTCCCTCGATAAGATGTTGAGTCAGGTATTGTTGTAAATAACCCGCCCGCACCTGTGATAGATACGCTGTTGTTACCGAAATTAATATTTGAAGTTTCCTGTGCTATGGTAGGTGACGAAGCTATAACCCATCCGTCAGGCGCAGAACCAGCACCGTAAGCCCAGCTTTCAAACTCTCCCCATGATTCTAAATAGTTTTTAGGTAAAATCTTAAAAGCCGAATTAGCCACATTAACCCCTTGGGTAGTTTAATCCTTGTTCAATTTCATTTGCTATAATCTGTCCGAAATCTTCGACATTTGAAACACCGCTTAACGATAAATTATTAATATCTATGTTAACATTCACACCCCCACCTATACCTTGACCGCTATTTAACTTTTCTAAATTTCCGGAACCTAGAGTAGCAACTCCTTGTCTTGACAATATCCCTTCTCCCGTTTGGGCTATTATTGGTACCTCATCTTGAGCGCCTTTCCCTCTACCCCCGATAATACCCCCATCGTGGAACTTGGCTGCGGAGATTGTAGCAACTTGAGCCGCCCCAGCCGCCGCAACTGCCGCAGCTAACCCAAAGTTAGGTAGAGCTTCAGCTATTGCCCTAGCTGTTGCTATAACCGCCTTTGTTATCTGCAATCCTTTAAATAAACCACCTTCTTTCTTACCAAATGCCGTCGATAATCCTAAAATAGTATCTAATGTCGTCCCTGTAACGTCTATATCTTGTTGTGCATTTTCGTCCTTTGCATCTCTGTCTTTTTTACCTAGTTTAAAAATATCGGTAAATGTACTTTCTATAAAACTTTTCTTCTTCTTCTCGACCTCTTGAACATTATTCAAATCTTCCTGTCTTAATGCTCTTAACTGTTCGTTCGTGCTGGATTTAAAATCTACTTCGGAATTATCGAAACCACCAAATCCACCGCCTAATGAAAATTGTTCGTTTGATAATGGGTCACTTAGTTGATCTGATTGTCCAGTAATCCCCGTACGTTCACGCCCCCCAAAACCTTCTGCAATATTAATCCTATTTGCTAAAGCTCTACCTCGTTCTTTTTCTCTTTCAAGTGTCTTAGTTGGTAATTCATCACCAAATAAAAGAGGATTTTGTAAAAATCTTTCTTCAAGTTTTTCAACAACATCCAACTGATCTTGATATGCTTTCGTGATTGCTTCAATCTTAGTTGTTTTTAAATCAGCCCCAGTTACAAAATCAACATATCGTACCGTTACCTCTAGTAAGTCTTCAACCACTGGTAGAAGCTTTGTCCCTATCTCTATTTGTAATAAACCTATATTGTTTTTTATCTTCTGTATTTTTGCGGCAGTTGTCCCGAACTTCTTAGCGGCTTCTTCATTTAAAGCAATATTATCTTTATACGCTTTATTCGATGAGTCAATCGCTCTTGTAAGTATTCCGGACGCCCCGCCTACAGATAGAAACGATTGAACTAATCTTTGATCGCCAAGTTCTAATTCTTGTAATATCTGCGCCCCTTCAAGCCCTGATTTTCCTAAACCTTCAATGAATAAAGCAAACGCTTTCCCAGCGTCTTGTTCCCATGCCTTAACGAAAGCGTCTGTCGATAACCCCGACACCTTAGCAAATTTTTTTAATTCATCCCCACCGTTGGCTACTGAGTCCCCTATTTTAATCAATGCCTTACTTACAGCGGTACCGCCACGCTCTGCTTGGACACCTACAGAACTGAAAGCCGCACCAAAAGCGAATATATCCGCTTCGGATAACCCTACAACCTTACCAGCACCAGCGATACGGTTAGCAAACTCTAATATTTCCGCTTCTGTCGTAGCGAAGTTGTTACCTAGCTCAACTACAGACGACCCCATACGGTTTGTTTCTTTTATAGGGGTTTGCATGATGTTGGCTATCCGAGCGAAAGAAGTCGCCGCTGACTCGGACGTAAGATTAGTCGTTACAGAAATCTTCGCTATCGACTCGGTGAATGTTGTTAAATTAGCAACCCCACGAACCCCTAACTGTCCCGCCAATTCCTGAATCCTTGTTAACTCAGTAATAGCAATAGGAATCTCGCGGGACATATCTTTAAGTCCGTCTGATAACTGATTAAACTCTGCTTCTGTAGCGTTTACGGTTTTTCTTACACCCGCAAAAGCTTCCTCAAAGTTAACAGCGGCGCTACCAGTATCTTTTAAGAACCTTAAAACCTGAACCCCAGCGACAACACGCCCTAGAGTCCTGAACACGCTTGTCCCCGCAGATACGGAACTATTAACGCGCCTTTGGCTTTTCTCAAGCTTGACGTTAGCCCCTTCCATCTTAGAAATAATATCTAAAACTTTTGCGCTCGCCTTATCGTTGAGCTTTAAACTTATGTTTAGGTCTGTGTTCGCCATCTAAACGCCTTTTTTGTGCTTTTCCGTAAGCATTTGATAAAATCATCATAGCTGTTAAATACCGCTTTGATTCTTTTATCCATGCTGTACCGTTAGGAAAACAGTTCTTATCATAAAAGCTGTATGCTCTTAAATATTCCCATGTCAAGTTTGTAATGAATGTTATCGGGCATCTATAAACCTGTTTACCGTCTACAAAAAAAGGAACTATCCCTTCTTCATAGTGTCCTCTTTCTTTCATTAAAGTTTCGTCACACGTTCGGCAATCTAATACACCCCCGTACTCGTCGAGTATATCGACTGCCAGTTCTAGTTTTTTATTTCATCCCCCGTTAACTCCTGTATTCTCATAATCTCAGAAGATAACTCATTTATAATTGAAATAGGTATTCTCGAAACTTTAGACATAGGAACAGCGTTTACTTTCTCTCCGTTTATAAAAACTTCCTCAGTTGAATAATCAATGTTGAAGTTTTCCCATCCTTTTAAACCGCATTGAATAAGGCTATACGCTGAGTTAACACCGCTTGATGAGCCTGATTCAACAATTCTTGCGTACAGATTGCTCGGTAGAACTCCTAACTTCCATATAGTAGGATTTTTTTTGTCCGAAGGAATTGTGAAGTCTACCGTAGCGTTTAAGTCTAAACCGCTTATCATAATTATCTCCTAAAGGAATCGAATAGTCAGTTCGTCATTAGAACTTGAAGCGTCGCTTGATACAATAGCCGCAACACAATCGTATGTTCTAATTCCGTCTGTATCCGAATTCTTAGGGGCTTGCTCGTACTCGAACAATCCTGTAAACTCAACGATATTGCCCGCGTTGGTTCCCGCTTGGATTGCAAATGTCGCTATAACGTTGCCGTCCCAATCTCCCCAAAATGGATTGCTTGATTCAGCTACCGCGTCAGCGTCAAAGCTCAATTTTGGTTTCCTTGCCGTAAGACGGAAATTCTCAACACCTGTAACAGCATTAAGATTGTCTCTCCTGGATATTTCGTTACCCATGTCAATTTCAGCTTGACTTGTAACAGGACTAAACCCAGCTATTTGAAACCCTGCGTTATAAATAACAGGCGGTATATCAGCCCCGCCAGCTAAAGAAGGAACTGTCGAAGAAGCAACAGCTACATACGTCCCTGTAAAAGTAAATTCAGCAACACCATACTGTCCGGCTTGCATTGTGAATTTAACATTCCCTCTTGAACCTAAAGCCTTATTAACTGTACCCTGATCGTGGAATACACGAAAAGCCAAAGACCCTATATCAGACTCACTTGATACCAAACTGTACGTTCGC